GCGAATGGTTGAGTATCGCCCAGAACATGAGCGTATGTTGTATAGCCTTGGTCTTGCCGGGTCAGCGTTTAAGAAAGTCTACTACGACCCGAACATGGGACGGCAGATGGCTGTCTATATCCCTGCTGAAGACGTTATTGTTCCTTATGGTGCATCTCATATTGAAAGTGCTGAACGTGTTACGCATATCATGCGTAAGACCAAGAACGACCTTAAAAAACTTCAAGCTAATGGTTTCTACCGCGAAGTAGATTTAGACGACCCGCAACCGTTCCATACCGACATAGAGGAGCGTAAAGCCGAAGAGGGCGGGTATTCTATAACAGACGATGATCGATACGCAATATACGAAGTACATGCAGATATTGTGATCGAGGGTTACGATGATTCGGATGACGATATTGCCAAACCCTACATAGTAACGATTGAGCGGGGTACTTCTGAAGTACTGGCTATCCGACGTAACTGGGAGCCAGAAGACCCTCTCATGTTAAAACGCCAGCATTTTGTACACTATGTATATGTACCGGGCTTTGGGTTCTACGGGCTAGGGCTTATCCATATTATTGGTGGTTACGCACGGGCGGGTACTTCTATTGTCCGCCAGCTTGTAGACGCAGGTACACTATCTAACTTGCCGGGTGGTCTAAAATCTCGTGGTATGCGTATCAAGGGAGATGATACTCCTATTGAACCGGGTGAGTTCCGTGATGTAGATGTGCCTAGTGGGTCTATACGGGACAACATCAGCTTCCTGCCCTACAAGGAGCCGTCTAATACGCTCCTCCAGTTACTAGACAAGATTACCAACGAGGGCCGTAGGCTTGGCGCTATCAGTGATATGAACATCTCTGATATGTCCGCTAATGCCCCTGTAGGTACAACGCTAGCATTACTCGAACGTACCCTCAAGCCGATGGCTGCAGTACAGGCCCGCGTCCATTACGCTATGAAGCAGGAGTTTAAGCTCCTCAAAGCTATCATGGCTGAATACGCCCCTGCTGAGTACGCCTACCAGCCCCTTCGTGGTGAAGTTAGTGCTAGGCAAGCTGACTATACGTTGGTAGACGTGATCCCTGTTAGTGACCCAAATAGCTCTACGATGGCACAACGAGTTGTGCAGTATCAGGCTGTTTTACAGATGTCTCAGTCTGCACCACAGATCTACGATCTACCCCAATTACATAGACAGATGATTGAGGTTCTTGGGGTCAAGAATGCAGACAAACTTGTTCCTACAGACGATGATGCAAAACCTGCTGATCCTGTAAGTGAGAACATGGCCGCGTTGTCTGTAAAACCTATGAAGGCATTTATCTACCAAGACCACGATGCTCATATCGGGGCACACATGGCGTTTATGCAAGATCCTATGGTTGCCCAGTTAATTGGGCAGAACCCGCAAGCACAGCAGATTATGGCGGCTCTACAGGCCCATATAGCCGAGCATCTAGGGTTTAATTACCGTAAGCAAATAGAAGAGAAACTTGGCGCACCGCTTCCAGCGCCCGGTGCGGAATTATCTGAAGAAGTGGAGATCCAACTCGCACGGGTCGTTGCTGATGCTGGCAAACAACTTACACAGGCTCATCAGCAGGAAGCCGCACAGAAGCAAGCACAAGAGCAAGCGCAAGATCCTGTCCTTCAACTACAGCGAGAAGAACTTGCTGTTAAGCAGTCAGAAGTACAGCGTAAAGGCCAGAAAGATCAGGCTGATTCAGCCTTACAACAAGCAGAAGCACAACGTAAATCCCAGAAAGATCAAGCCGATGCGGCTATATCTGCTCAAAGAGTGGAGAATGAGCAGGCTAGGGTAGTTTTAGATGCGAAGAGCAATAAACTAAAGATTGACGCGGATACAAAACGACAATCTGATAACTTAGACCTTGAAATTTTCAAGGTAGTTACCGGCCAGAATAAAGGCCAATAACCCTGAAGGATAAACAAATGGTAAAATGGATTGAAGATAGAATGAAAGAACCTTCCTCGTATGCGGCTTGTGCCGTTGGCGGAGTAGGCATCGGTGTCCTGATCGACCAGCCTATCGTGATTATGGTGGCGGTTGGCGCTGCTGCGATTGCGTTCGTGCTGAGAGAAAAAGGCATCCTTTAATATTGGAGGTTTAGTAGGTTATGGCGAAGACCGTCTTTGACGTGCTTAAAGAACGTATCGAGACAGATAAAGTCTCTGCAATAGAATTTCTTGCTGGGGGTGGATCTAAGGATTACGCCCAATACAAGGAAGTGTGCGGGTTAATTCGGGGTCTCGAATCCGCATTGTTAAATATAGAAGACCTCTCGCGTAACTATATGAAAGAAGACAATGACTAGATCAGCAGTACAAGCTATTGCTAGCGACGATGAGTTAGAAGCACAACTTCCTATACCCGCCGGGTATAGGCTGCTAGTAGCGTTACCAGACATCGACGACCACTATCAAGGTAGCTCTCTTATCAAAACAGACTCTGAAAAGCACAAAGAGTACATCCTGTCTATTATGGGAGTCGTTATAGATATGGGGGCCGATGCGTATTCAGATAAAGAACGGTTCTCTAAAGGGCCTTGGTGTAAAGTTGGCGATTACGTCATGTTCCGTATGAATACAGGGACACGATTTAAAGTTAATGGCAAAGAGTTTCGCCTTATGAATGACGATTCCATCGAGGCAGTTATTCCTGACCCTCGTGGTGTCTGCAATGTGTAGGAGATAGGTATGCCTTTTGAAAAAGTAGAGTTTGAGTTCCCTGAATCTGAAGAGGGAGAAACTACTGAAATCGAAATAGAATCTTCTAGTGCTCGTACTGTAGGTTCTTCTGATGACGTAGAACCCGAGGAAGAAACTAAACGAGAAGTAGAAGCTGAAGTTGAAGTCGAAGTTGTTGATGATACTCCAGAAGCTGACCAAGGCCGTAAGGCTTCTGAGCCACCTGAAAATGTTACCGATGAGGAACTTGAAGATTATTCTGATAAAGTTCGCAAACGTATAAAGCATTTTAGTAAGGGCTATCATGACGAGCGGCGTGCAAAAGAAGAAGCACTACGCGAGCGTGAGGAACTTGAGCGGTACACTCAACAACTACTCTCGGAGAATAGTAATCTCAAAGGGGCGGTAAACAAAAACCAGAGTGTACTTTTAGACCAAGCAAAACGTGCTATGTCCTCTGAACTAGAATCAGCCAAACGTAAATATAAAGACGCGTATGAAGCAGGTGATTCAGAAGCGGTTATAGAAGCCCAAGAGGAATTAACTACCGCTAAGATAAGAGCAGACAAATTAGAAAGTATAAAAGTACCCCCTTTACAGGAAAAAGAAGTTTCTGTAGAACAAAGTAATACGGAACAACCGGCTCCAGTACCGGCTGATCCGAAAGCTAACGAATGGGCAGAAGCCAATCCGTGGTTTGGATCAGACGATGAGATGACAAGCTATGTATTGGGGCTGCATAATAAACTTGTTAAAACGGGTGTAGACCCGCAAAGTGATGGATACTACGAGACTATTAACGCTCGTATGCAGAAAATGTTCCCCGAGGAACTTGGGGGCACCGAAGAAGTAGAAACGCCAAAACGTAAAGCTAATGTTGTTGCGCCCGCTACGCGGAGTGTTTCCCCTAAAAAGGTTACACTAACAAAAACACAAGTGAATCTAGCGAAACGTTTAGGAGTTCCTCTTGAAAATTACGCCAAACAGGTTGCAATAGAAATGAGGAAAGATACAGATGGCTGATAATCGAATTAATCGTGAGCAGACGACTAGAGAAAAAACGACCCGTAAGAAGGCTTGGCAGCGCCCCGAGGTGCTTCCGTCACCTACTCCCGAGCCGGGTTATGAATTTCATTGGGTCCGTGTAGCTACACTAGGTCAAATTGATGCCACTAATGTTTCCTCAAAATTACGCGAAGGTTGGGAGCCTGTTAAGGCAGTAGATCACCCAGAGATTACAATGGTTACCGTCGAACAAGAAAAGTTTGCCGATAATGTTGTGATTGGGGGATTGATGCTTTGTAAGGCTCCAAAAGAATTGGTTGAAGAGCGTAACGATTACTTTGGTGAACAGAGTAAAGCGCAGATCAATTCAGTTGATAACAACCTGATGCGAGAGAACGATCCTCGTATGCCACTCTTTAATGATAGGCAGTCGAAGGTCACTTTTGGTAATGGAACTTAATCATTTAGCTCGGGAGTTATAAGCAATGGCTTATCCAACGGTAAGTGGTCCTTACGGACTAAAACCGGTTAAAATGATTAGCGGCACCCCTTATGCTGGTGTAACACGGCAGTATCGTATTGCTAGTGCTTATGCCACTGATATCTTTTACGGGGATGTCGTTAAACTTGTAACCGGAGGCACTGTAGAACGTGATGCTGCAGATGCCGCAATGACGCCTATTGGCGTTTTTCTTGGGTGTTCGTTTACGGACCCCGGTACATCTCAACCTACTTTTAAACAGTATTGGCCCGCTAGCACAGTCGCTAGTGACGCTCGTGCGTTTATTGTGGACGCTCGGGATGTGCTTTTCAAAGTTGCAGTCATTTCGTCTGCGGCTGCTACTACACCGATTGTAATGGCTGACCTTGGTATTATTGATATTGGGGCGAACGTACAAATGGTGGATAATGCGGGTAGTACTGTCACTGGTAATTCAAAAATTGCTATTGATGATACTTCTGCTACTACCGCTACGTTCCCACTTAGAGTTGTTGATGTTGTGACTGATACCCAAACTTCTACGACGGCCTTCCCTGAAGTGCTCGTCAAGTGGAATGCTGGTCACATGTTCGACAACACAACCGGCGTTTAGGGGAGTAATGTAAAATGGCTATTTCACGCGCTCAATTACTCAAAGAACTCCTCCCCGGCCTTAATGCTCTATTTGGTATGGAGTATGCTAAGTACGGTGAAGAACATAAGGAGATTTTTGAATCAGAATCTTCCGACCGTTCTTTTGAGGAAGAAACGAAACTTTCAGGCTTTTCTGCTGCACCAGTCAAAAACGAAGGCGCTGCCATCGAATATGATAATGCACAGGAAGCATGGACGGCTCGTTACACACATGAAACCATTGCGATGGGATTCTCAGTTACTGAGGAAGCTGTTGAGGATAACTTGTATGACTCTTTGTCTGCTCGTTATACGAAGGCTCTCGCCCGCGCTATGGCTTACACGAAACAGGTCAAAGCGTCGGCTATCCTAAATGATGCTTTTGCTACGACCTACGGTGACGGTGTAGTGCTTTGCTCTACCTCACATCCGCTTGTTTCGGGTGGTGTCAATTCAAACAGGCCCGCTACCGCCGCAGATCTTAACGAGACTTCTCTTGAAGCCGCCGTTATCCAGATCTCTGGTTGGACAGACGAGCGTGGTTTGTTGATTGCGGCTCGTCCCAAGAAGCTCGTCATTCCGCCCGCACTGCAGTTTGTTGCTACGCGGCTATTGGAAACCGAGGGACGTGTAGGTACGGCAGATAATGATGTCAATGCCATCAAGAATAACGGTTCTATTCCTGAAGGTTATTCGGTTAATCATTATCTGACTGACACGGACGCATGGTTCCTTATGACTGATGTGCCCAATGGCTTGAAGCACTTTACGCGTACTCCGATGTCTACATCTATGGATGCTGACTTCGACACGGGTAACAGTCGCTACAAGGCACGGGAGCGTTATTCGTTCGGTGTATCTGATCCTCTTGGGATATATGGTTCGCCGGGCGCATAAGGTATCGCGCTTGATATTGAAAGGGGAGTACTTGCTACTCCCCTTTTTTTGTTCTATAATAAATTATCCCTGACAGTTTCATCCCGAAACTGACACTAGCCACGACAGGAGACGAACATGGCTAATACGACTTTTAACGGACCCGTCCGCTCAAAAAACGGTTTTGAAGATATTAGCGTTGCCGATAGTACCGGCGTTGAAACTACGAATAGTACTTATGGAACAAACGCTTCTGTTGGAGGCACTCTTGCTGTCACGGGGGCCTCGACTCTCACAGGTGCTCTTTCTGTAACGGGCGCAATTACTGGCCTACGCTCTGTTAACACAGATTTTAACGCAGCGGGGGCAAAAACAGAGACCTTGACGGCGGCTCAATCTGGCACTTTGTTTTTGATTAACGGTGCAGCGGCAAATATTGTTAACCTTCCAGCGTTGTCTACAGGTAACGTAGGTGTGACGTATGACTTTCAGCTTACTGTAGCTGTCGGCGGAAGTGTGACAACCACATTCGTACTGCCCGGTAGCGCAGTGTCTAATTTCCAAGGTATGCTGTCGCTTGTGGCAGGTACTGCGGCTAACGCCGTTAGCGATGTTGCGGGCGATACATTGACCTTGCCAAATTCAACAGTGGCTAATGCCCGCATCTCGATGACATGTGTTGTCGATGACGGGACCAATTCTACTTGGATGGCAACGGCCCTATCTACTCCTATTGCGACTATATCTTAATGGGTCTAATGGGTGAGGGTTTAACTGCTCTCACCCTTTTTAAGGAGGATTTATATGTCTTCTGACATTCAATCTACATTTATAGAGGCTGCAGCTATAGATGCCGATGGTATTTCGGTTGCCGCTTCTGTGGGTAATAACGCTAATTTGGTCCTCGGGGGCGCACTTACTTCCGGTGGGGCCGTTACATTCGACGAACCCCGTAACATAACTATCCTGAGTGCTGGAAATGATTCCAGCAAGTCCTTTACGGTAACCGGTACAGATGAGCAGGGCGATGCTGTTACTGAATCTATTACCGGCGCAAACGCGGGTACAGCTACAGGTTCTACTTTCTTCACTACAATTAGCCAGATAGCAGCGGTAGGTAACCCTGCGGGTAACGTAAGTGCTGGTTCCGGTGCTTCTATTGCTTCTCCCATATTCCGGGGTAGGCTACGGCTTCGTGGTTTGTATGCAGTAAATACTGGTACGGCGGGCACAATTACGTTTAGAGAAGGCTCTGGTACGGGTACGGTACGGATGCAATTTAATACTGTAGCTTCCGCGAATACCACGCAGTACCCGGATGTACCCGATGACGGTATACTCTTCGTTGGTGGTGGGTATGTTACGTATTCTGTAGCGGGCCTCTCGTCTATGACAGTATTTTATGTAGGGTAGTTCTATGCGGGCATACTATAAATCTGGGGGTAATGTACGTAAACCCGATAATATGCCCGCTAGGAACAAGAAGAACTTTAGGTCTACTAAATCTGGCGCGGGTATGACTAGGGCTGGTGTAGCCTCATACCGCAGTAAAAACCCCGGCAGTAAACTAAAGACTGCTGTTACAGGCAAAGTTAAATCCGGGAGTAAAGCCGCTAATAGACGCAAATCTTATTGTGCTAGATCAGCAGGCCAGATGAAGAAATTCCCTAAAGCAGCTAAAGATCCTAACAGCCGTTTGAGACAGGCTAGAAAACGTTGGAAATGTTGAACATGAAAAAACCTAAAAAATATGCTGCGGGTAAAAGAGTTATATCCTCTGAAAACTTCCCAAAGATACCAATGGAAGACGATGTTATTACTCGGGGCCTACCCATGGATATCCCAAATCAAGCCATGAGCGATACTATCGCTACGGATGCAGAAGGCCCTAAGCCAAGAAGTTCGTTTGGGGCGGCTTTTAATAAAGCCCGAGAAGAACAAGGCCCTGACGGCGTTTTTATGTTTGATGGCAAAAAGTATTCTACGAGAGTAAAAAGCGAAAACCAAAAAGTTAGAAAGCCTGCTAAAAAGAAAAATATGGGCGGTACAGTTAAGTATAGCAACGGTGGCAAAGTACGCGGGCGCGGCGCAGCCAAACAGGGCGTACGTGCTGCTAAAATGATATCTATGAAAGGATCTTGATATGGCTGACAAGAAAAAAAATATAAAAGTTATGCCCGGTAAACCTTATTACTCTAGTAAAGAGCTTGGTGATGGGTTTAAGGAAACATTGCCTGCCGCTACTTCTTCAGCACAATTTCGAGAAAAAAGTCCTTTAGGTGCTTTATCTCCTAGAGCAGCCATACAAGATGTGGCAACGCGTGGTATGGACTTATTTAGAGGCGAAGAAGGGAAACGTGGCTCTCGACTTGCCCGTAAGGTTGCAAAAGCAAAGGTAGAGAATAAAAAGAAAAAGAAGAAGCCCGTGAAAAAGAACATGGGCGGTATGATGAATTACTCCAAAGGCGGTGGAGTCCGTGGTTATGGTATGGCGAAGGGTGGAAGAGCTTGTAAAATGGTGTCTATGAAGGGTTCTTAATGCGTCAGTACTACAAGTCTGGTGGTGTAGCGACAAAGCGTGATCCTAAGAAGTGGGCTGCGGCTAAATCAAGAGCTAAAGCCAAGATGGGTGGTAAACACTCTGCTAGGGCCATGCAGCTCGCTACTAAATACTATAAGGACGAAGGTGGTACATACAAAGGTAAGAAAAAACCTTCTAATAAACTATCTAAGTGGACAAAACAAAAATGGACAACGAAATCAGGCAAGCCAAGCAGCAAGACAGGCGAGAGATACTTACCGAAGAAAGCAATCAAAGCACTTTCATCAAAGGAATATGCAGCGACCACGAAAGCAAAGCGCCGGGGGACTGCTGCCGGGAAGCAGTTCGTAAAACAGCCACGGAAGATAGCTAAAAAGACAGCTAGGTATAGGAAAACGTAATGGCGAAGGGTGTAAAACATTATTTTAAAAATGGTACTGAGCATAAGGGTGGGGTGCATAAGCATCCCGATGGCACTCTTATGACCGGGAAAGTAATGTCTAATACCGCTAAAAAGCTATACCATTACGGCCAATTGCTGGGTAAAGCCCGACAAAAAGCTAAGACATCTTGGAGTAAATGATGGCTACATCCGGTACAACCGCTTTCAATATGGACTTTACGGAGATCGCTGAAGAGGCGTGGGAACGTGCGGGCCGAGAGATGCGTTCCGGGTATGACCTTCGTACTGCCCGGAGGTCCATGAATTTGCTTACTATTGAGTGGCAGAACCGTGGTATCAATATGTGGACTATTGATAGCGGCACTGTAAGTCTTGTTAGTGGCACGAGCCAGTATACCCTTCCTACGGATACTATTGATTTACTAGAACAATCTATTCGTACCAATGCCGGGGACACGAACACACAATCAGATATCAATATAAGTCGTATAAGTGTCAGTACGTATGCCTCTATACCTAATAAGTTATCACAGGGAAGGCCCATACAAATTTGGATCGAGCGATTAGTAGATGCCCCTCGGGTAAATGTATGGCCTGTCCCTGATAGTAACGATTATACACTTGTTTACTGGCGTATGCGCCGGGTTGAAGATGCTGGAGGTGGTGTTGAAACTGCCGATATGAATTTCAGATTTCTACCTTGTTTAGTAGCGGGTCTCGCGTATCAAATTGCCATGAAAGACCCCGAACTTGCCCCTAGACTCCAAATGCTGAAGGCTGAGTATGAATCCCAGTTTGCTTTGGCTGCGGGCGAAGATCGAGAAAAAGCATCCGTGCGGTTCGTCCCACGTGTGGCTAGAGTGTAACTATGTCCAGTAGATTTGCATCTTCCAAAAATGCTCTCGCTATGTGTGACGTATGTGGGTTTCAATATAAATTACGGCAGCTAAAAGATTTAGTTAGGAAAGGTGTTTCTACTAACATAAAAGCGTGCCCTACCTGTTGGAATCCCGACCATCCCCAATTAAAGTTGGGTATGTATCCAGTAGATGATCCCCAAGCAATACGTGACCCAAGGCCGGATACAAGTACTGGAGAATCTGGCGATTATAGTAGCCGGGGTATACAATGGGGTTGGAATCCTGTTGGCGGTGGAGTTGATCCTTATAACTTAACCCCCGATGATCTAGCCGCTACTGGGTCTACGGGCCAAGTTGTAGTAGTTACTTCTTAGAGGTTTGGACAAGATATGAACTACACCGAATTAAAAACAAATATACAAGATATCTGTGAAATGACTTTTACGGATGCCCAGCTCGCTATGTTTACGGATCAAGCAGAGCAAAAGATATACAATACCGTACAAATACCCGCTTTGCGGAGAAACGTAGTTGGCACTTTAACCAACGGGAACAAGTACTTAAGTATACCCTCAGATTTTTTATATGTGTACAGCTTATCAGTTGTGAACAGCAGCAGCGTTTATGTGTACTTACTAAACAAAGACGTTAATTTTATTCGTGAAGCGTACCCGAACCCCGCTACTACGGGCTTGCCCGCGCACTATTCGCTGTTTTCTGATTCGGCTATTCTGTTAGGGCCAACACCTGACAGTGGGTATACAACGGAGTTGCATTATGGTTATTACCCTGCGTCGATAGTAACTGCCAGTACTACGTGGTTGGGTGATGAATTTGATTCTGCCCTTCTAAACGGAGCTTTGATTGAGGCTGTACGATTTATGAAGGGTGAGGCAGACGTAATAGCTAACTACGAGAAACTATATTTACAAGCCATAACACTGTTAAAAAATCTTGGTGATGGTAAATTAAGAGAAGACGCATATCGGTCGGGTCAGTACCGGCAGGAAGTAGGTTAGGAACATATAATGGCAATTACACAGGCGATGTGTACTTCTTTCAAAAAAGAGCTTTTGGAGGCGGTACATAATTTCAAAAATAGTGGTGGGGATACTTTTAAAATAGCCCTATACACTTCTAGTGCAACTATGAGTGCTGCTACAACGGCATATAGCGCGACTAACGAAGTATCTGGTACGGGGTATACCGCAGGGGGCAATACGTTAACAAGAGTTGACCCATCAAGTAGTGGTACCACCGGGTTTACAGATTTTGCCGATACTACTTGGAGTAGTGCATCAATTACAGCGCGGGGAGCTTTGATTTATAACGATACTGACTCTGATAAAGCGGTGGCGGTACTTGATTTCGGGGCAGATAAGACTGCTTCTGGTGGTGATTTCACCATTACGTTCCCCGCAGCAGACGCAAGTAACGCGATAATACGTATCGCGTAGTTTTGTAGAATTAAGTTGTGTCTAATACAGATTTAGGTGGTTGGGGAAGAGGCACTTGGGGGCAGGGTGCTTGGAGCACCGCTCTTCCCGTAGCTGTTACAGGGGTAGCGGGTACTTCCGCTCTTGGGTCTGAAACCGCTACTGGCGGTGCGACTATCGCTGTTACAGGAGTAGTAGGTACTTCTGCTGTTGGATCTGAAACCGCTACTGGCGGGGCAACTATTGCTGTTACAGGGGTAGCGGGTACCTCCGCTCTCGGTTCTGAGGCAGTTACTGGTGGTGCGACTATCGCGGTAACCGCCGCCGCCGCGACAGGTAGTATTGGTTCTGTTACCGTAGTTACTCATGCTATTGTTGAAGCCACGGGGGTAGCGGGTACCTCCGCTCTCGGTTCTGAGACTGCTACTGGCGGGGCAACTATAGCGGTAACCGGGGTTAGTGCTACCGCTACTGCTGGTGATGTGTTTATCTGGGGAGAAATAGACACCGATCAGACACCAAATTATGCGGTTGTAAGTACTTCGCAAACGCCGGATTATGCAGCTATAAGTACTTCGCAAACACCGGATTGGCAAAATGTCACTGTATTTTAATACATACCCTGTTATATTCCGATAACAGCTACCGTAAGAGGTTAGATAAATGGCAACAACATATACGACCCTATTAAAATTAGCCAAACCTACTCAGGGAGAGTTAGATGGCTCTTGGGGTACCGTAGTAAATGATAATATCACCTCGATGGTGGAAGAAGCTATCGCGGGTCGTAGTGTTATTAATACTTGGTCTAGTAATTCACATACTCTCACAACGGCGGATGGTACTACGGCAGAGTCTAGAGCAGCTATGCTTAGTCTTACTGATAGTGGTGACCAGCTAGGAACAAATGCAGCCACCGTGGTATGCCCCGCCCTCTCTAAAATCTACATAGTAAAGAATGCTGTAGGCCAAGCAGCTACCTTGAAGACCGCCTCTGGCACTGGTATCGCCATACCAAACGGCAAAACAATGGTTCTGTTCTGTGATGGTACGAACGTAGAAGAAGCAATTAATAACTTTACTGGGGCACTCACGACTGCCGCGATAACCGCTAGTGGCGCTGTTACTGTAGGCGTAGATGACACGGGTTACGACGTACAGTTTTTTGGTGCGACCAGCGGCAAATCCCTTCTTTGGGATGAGTCAGCCGACAGTTTGATCGTAACAGGGACGACTACTTTAGTAGGGACGACCAACTTAGACGCAGTAGACATTGATGGAGCCACTCAAATTGATGGAACCGTCACCGTAGGCGTCAACGACACTGGCTATGACGTAAAGCTATTTGGAGCTACTTCAGGCGCATACATGCTATGGGATGAAAGTGCTGATGACCTCAAGCTAGTCGGTGCAGCAGGGCTGACCGTTGCTGGCAATATAGATGTAGATGGCACAACCAACCTAGACGCCGTAGACATTGATGGTGCAACCCAGATTGACGGCACTGTAACCGTAGGGGTCAACGATACCGGATATGACGTAAAATTCTTTGGAGATACCGCCAGCGCGTACATGCTCTGGGATACGTCTGCCGATGATTTGATTTTAGGCGGTGCCGCAGGACTGTCTGTAGCAGGCATAACAGGACTTACTGGCAATGTTGGTGTTGGCCCCTCCGCAGCAACCACAACAGTTGCGAACGGTCTTGCGATCAACAACGCAACTGCCGCAAATTACCCCGGACTTGAAATTCAAACAGCCGGGACGACCCGATTGTATTTGAATGCAAATAATGCGGCGTCTTATATCAACGCTGTCGGTAATACTACGCTGTCGCTTTATACTAACTCCGCAAATCGGTTACACATTCTTGGGAACGGCAACGTCGGTATTGGCACGACGGCTCCTGATGCGCCGCTCTCCGTGTTTGCGGTTGCAGCACAAAACATAGCAGCGCACTTGTCATCTGCAAGCGGTGCCATTATTCAATTCACTGACCAAGGGTCAAAAGATTGGGGCTTCGGGATCGCTGATGGCACGAGCGCACTGACGTTCTTTGAAAATCGAAATATCAGTGCGGCTGGTACGGCCCGTATGACGATTGCAAGCGGTGGAAACGTCGGTATCGGCACGGCGGCTCCGGTAGCCCCTTTGGCCGTGGTCGGCGGGACAAGCAACGCCTCAAATCTTTCGACTGCTTATTCTCTGGCGGCTTTCAACATCACACCCAAAAGCACTTCCGGGTATTCACTCGCTTTCGGTTCTGGTCCGGGCGATCTGCCATATTTACAAATGAGCGCCGGGGGCTCTTCCGCACAAGCTTTGTCACTTCAACCCTACGGTGGTCACGTCGGAATTGGCATGACGGGTGTTCCTATTGGACTTTTGGAACTAGGCACCGCTGGTGGGGCTTGGGGCGGCGCAGCCAACGGACGTGACTTAACAGTTCACGGTGGATCAGAGACGACAACTGGAGTTGGACAAATATCAGTCCAAGCTACTGACGCATTTGGAGCTAATCTTGGCGGCGGCATTAGTTTTGGTGGCGAATATTCTGCGGGGGCAAATATTGACTGGGCAACACTTTGGGGCAGGAAAGAAAACGGTACATCTGCCAATACAGCCGGATATATGCAGTTCAACACTCGCCCTCATGGCGGGAATATGACTGAAGCGATGCGTATCCATAGCAATGGTCTAATAACTATTGGTTCTACAACCGCAAATCATAACCCTGTATTTTCAGTAGATGGGGCAGGATTCTCTAACGGACAGGAAATAAGGTGGGACGGCACCTCCTCTTGGTACAATCTATTGAT